TTCCAGATTCAGATAGTACTTATGTCCCATTTGGGTTTCATAAAGATTTGGTGAACATCATCAAGTCTGGTATGTTCTATCCGACTTTTATTTGTGGTCTCTCTGGTAACGGTAAGACTATGATGGTGGAACAAGTTTGCGCCAAACTCAAGAAAGAAGCTATTAGGGTTAACATCTCTATCGAGACCGATGAAGATGATTTAATCGGTGGCAATACTCTTGTCGATGGTAATGTTGTTTACAGGGAAGGCCCTGTTCTGACTGCCATGAAGAGGGGTGCGATTCTTATCCTAGATGAGATTGATAGGGGTTCTAACAAGTTGATGTGCCTTCAGGCAATCCTTGAAGGGAAACCTTACTTCAATAAAAAGTCTGGTGAGGTCATCACGCCTGCTACTGGTTTCAATGTGATTGCTACTGCGAACACAAAAGGTAAAGGTTCCGATGATGGTAAGTTCATGGGTGCTCAAGTTCTGGATGAGGCGTTCCTAGAAAGGTTTGCTATCACGGTTGAACAAGAATATCCTTCTAGTGTTCAAGAGAAGAAAATTGTCATGAACAAGATGGGTGTTGCTGAGTGTGTCGATGAAGACTTCGCTGACAAGTTGGTCATGTGGGCTGACATAATCAGAAAGACTTTCTATGAAGGTGGAATCGATGAGTTGGTTTCTACCAGAAGGTTGGAACACATTGTCAAGGCATACGCCATGTTCTCTGATAGACTCAAGGCAATCCAGTTGTGTGTCAATAGGTTCGATACTGACACTAAGACTGCCTTCATTGACCTTTACACTAAGGTGGATGCTGGAGTCTCTGCTGAGGAAATCATGGAAACCTCTACTGAAACTGAAACTACTACTGAGGAAAATGATACTTATGACTTCTAGTCTAGACTACAAGTATAATGAAGGAGCTCTTATCAAGGAGCTCCAATCTTATATAGATGAAACTTATGGACAACATTACTCCCAGAACAAATATCAGGCAACCGAATTTATTATTGATGGTGGCCATGGCATGGGGTTCTGTATAGGAAACATCCTAAAGTATGCCCAGAGATACGGAAAAAAAGACGGTACTAACCGCAAAGATTTAATGAAGGTACTGCACTATGCTATTATTGCATTGCATGTACATGATATTGGTGAAAACCAGTATAAACAATTTGATGGGAGCCTCGCTGAAGAGGATATTCCCTTCTAACCAGTTTGCCCCCAACGGGCAGTCGGGGCTTGATACACCTCTCTCTTACTCTCTCACAAGAAGTATCAAGTTCCCGACACTTTTCTTATAAATAAGAGAGTAAGATTTTAAATAGAGGAATGAACAATGGCATATAGATTAACTTATACAAGTACTCGACCAGACACTTCAACGAACTGGTATTTTTTCGCTGAGGGTGCTGACGCTGGATTTGAAACTAACGGTACTCACTTTAGGAACTGGCTTGACGCGAGGTCTGATGTGACCGTAGCACTAACAATAGCAGAAGACAATCTTTCTTTTAAATGGGAATTAGACTTTGCTGATGAAGCAGCTTACGATGCATTTGTGGTAGATAGGACGGCATTATTTGCCGCTGCTCCTTACAATGGTACAGGACATTTATCTGAAACTGCATATCAAAATTACCTAACTGCTAACAGTATGACAGAAGATATTGCTACTGGCGAAGTATAAAAAAATTTGGGCTTGACATTTGCCCTTAACAAATGTTATTATATTATGATGTTTAATTTGATTGAGGTATATTATGAAACTATCTAAAACAACTTTGGAGTTGTTGAAAAATTACGCCACCATTAACACAAATCTTTTGGTTAAGGAAGGTAGTAGTTTGTCAACTGTGTCCGCTTCAAAGTCCATTCTTGCGAAGGGCACAATAGAAGAGAACTTCCCACAGGAGTTCGCTATCTATGACTTGAATCAATTTCTATCTTTGGTCACTATGAGTGAAGATACAGAGATTGAATTCTCGGATGATTATCTGACATGCAAATCTGGTGCTGGAAGGTTCAAGTTTTATTACGCGGAACCATCTATCATCGTGGCAGCGCCAGAGAAAGAAATTGAAATTGATTCTTTCTATCAATTCAACATTACCAAGGAACAACTCAATACTATCTACAGGGCAGCGAGTGTAATCTCTGCACCTACTCTTAGTGTTGTCGCTCACGCGGATGGCGTAGTCCTTAGTGTTGGTGACCCCAATACTCCGAAGAGTAATTCATTCACAACTGACATTGGTCAAGCTAATGTACAGTTCGATGCTAGACTTGGTATTGAAAACCTTAAAGTAATCCCCGATGATTACGAAGTCACAGTCAGTCAGAAAAAGGTTTTCAAATTTTCTAACTCAAGACTGACATATTTCTTGGCACTAGAGCCAAGTTCTCAAATATAAGGAAGTAAAATGGAAATAGAAGTAGGTCAAAAATTGCCCCAAGACATTACCTTTTACATGAGGGTAAGGGACGAAAACATGGCTGCACAGGGTGATGAGAATCCATACATCTGGCAGATGGTCAATTCAACTGACTTGTTTGCAGATAAAAGAGTGGTTCTTTTTGCATTGCCTGGCGCCTTCACTCCAACATGTTCTACCTATCAACTACCAGACTATGACGCGAACTACGAATTGTTCAAATCAAATGGTATTGATGAAGTTTACTGCATATCTGTCAATGATAGTTTTGTCATGAACAAATGGGGAGATTGGTTGGACATTGATAATGTTAAATTGATTCCAGATGGTAGTGCTTACTTTACTGAGCAGATGGGTGCATTGGTGAGGAAAGATAATTTGGGATTCGGGCCGAGGTCATGGAGATATTCTTTACTTGCTAACGATGGTGTAGTTGAAGTTGCATTTGTCGAAAGTGGGTGTACGGATGATTGTCCAACAGACCCATATGAAGTATCTGACCCACTAACAATGATGGAGTATGTTGTGTCTGAGAGTCTTGTAGGCCGACAGCACGAACTAAATCTTGAAGATGGATTGGGAACAGACGAAACATTTGCATAGAGTTGATTACGATTTAAAACCTTTATCAAAAGAACTCGCAATCGATTTTATACAAACGCATCATTATTCACCGATGATGCCTAAACTCACGAAACACTACTTAGGGTGTTTTTTGGATGGTGAACTAGTGGGTGTTTTGACTCTGGGTTGGGGAACACAACCAAGACAGACAATCAATAAAATGTTTACAGGTCTAGAGTCAAAGCACTACTGGGAAATTGGTAAGATGTGCATGACAGATGAAATGCCAACCAATTCAGAATCACAGATGTTAAAGAAAGCTGTAAGATGGATAAAGGATAATTGCCCAGATGTATTATTCCTTTACACAATGGCAGATGGTATCATGGGTAAGTGTGGATATGTATATCAGGCAAGTAACTTTTTATATGGTGGACAATACTTCACTCAAGTATACGAAATAAATGGAGAGAAAGTTCACCCAAGAGCAACAAGAAAATTATGTGAGGAGAACGCAAGGTTCTCTGGCAAAGAGAGAGTTTTTTGGTTGACCTCTGATTTTATGACAGAAAGAGGAATCAAAAAAATCGAAGGATATATGTTTAGATATATCTTTCCGCTGAACAAAAAGGCAAAAAAACTATTGAAAAAATCAAACATGGAATGGACTAGAAAATATCCGAAAGACCACAATCTAAAATGGTTCGATAAAACTAGTAGACCCAAGTTTGAAATTGAACAACCCCACTTCACATATGATGATGTTCTTTACAACGCGAGGAATATATCTGGTGGTGGGGCATCTTTAAGAGGAATATTATGAGCAAAGTTATTTTAGTGTCTGGTGGGTTTGACCCACTACATAAGGGACATCTTGACCTATTGAAAGAAGCAAAGGCGATGGGTGACCATCTAACGGTAGGTATCAACAGCGATGAGTGGTTAACTAGAAAGAAGGGGATGCCATTCATGTCACAATGGGACAGAATGGATGTGTTGATGGAATTAGAATGTGTTGACCATGTAGTTCCTTTCAATGATGATGACGATACTGCTAAAGACTTTATAGAGAAAGCAATTGCTTCATGGGGAATAGACCACAAGTTTGTATTTGTGAATGGTGGTGACAGGACAGAAGATAATATTCCAGAGATGGAACTGCGAGAAAAGTTTTCCTTTGCTCATTTAGAGTTTGCCTTTGGTGTTGGTGGAGATAAAATTTATTCTAGTAGTTCGGTAAACAATGTAGAAAGAGCTTGGGGTGACTATAAAATTATTCACGCGGAAGAAACTGCTAAGGTAAAGATACTAACCATTGAAGTTGGTCAGAGTATTAGTTACCAAAGACATTTTTATCGTGGAGAAATCTGGCATCTCGTAAATGGTCAGGCAATGATTAAAACCAGTAAGGGTACTCCAAATAATTATACATACGAGTACTTGACTTCTGGCCAAAACTTTAGTATAATACCCTACGAATGGCATCAAGTGACAAACATGGGTAAAGAACCTTTAAGAATAATTGAGATTCAACATGGGTCATATGTTGAAGAAGATGATATAGAAAGACAGGAGGAAGTACATTGAGTAGAGCAAGATGGAAAAAGGGAGTTAAGTCAAGGCGACAGGTTGCCTTGGAGACTTTGTTAAAAGCAAAGTTCACTCCTAAACAAGTGAAGTCTGGTAAGTTCTCTAAAGGACAACCAGTAATGGTAGACCGTTCCCAAGATACTTGGAACGAAAAACGAGATTACCAGATTGAGGTATTACAGAAAAGGGTGCAAGGATGAATGAGTTTTTATGGGTGGAGAAGTATAGACCCAAAACTATTTTAGATTGTGTCCTACCAGATAGGATAAAAAATATCTTCCAAGATTATGTAAACTCTGGGGAGATATCTAACATGCTT